AACATTTTTTAACCTACCACCTCGTCTTACACCTGCTCTAACAGGATCTTGTATTTCAATAACTGCTCCTGGTCTGACAACAACTCCAGCATCTATTGAAGTAGTAAATGTACAGACCTCAGTTTCATTAGCTTCGCTGAAAAGTATTGCACGACCTAATCTAGCAGCTTGACCACGACTAGTACACGCAAATGCTTTTACTTGCTTTACGATTGTGCCAATCTTACTTATCAAAGAACTATCTTCTACAACTTCAATATCTTGTTCTTGACTATCCATATTAAAATATGAAACTGCAACTACACTATTTCTTTGTTTTAAACTGCTACCTGTATAACTAAATCCAGCCTCACCTACATTTGATAAATTAAAAAGATAACTCGGATCTGTTGGTTTGTCTTGTGTCATGGTGACAGTACCAGTAGACCATATAGGCATACAACGCATCACACCAGCAAGTTCATTTATTACATCAAAAACCTCTCCAGAACTTTGAATGTTTACATTGCAGCTAAATCTTGCCTCTTGTCCACCTAAACCATCATCAACTAAAGTATTTGCAAACTTACTTGCAGCAACAAAAGAAAATAAATCTAATGTACTATCTGTTATGTGATCTCCTAATCCATAACGTGTATTAGTAAGTAAATCTAATAAACACATGGCTGGACAATTTGTATATGTCGCTGCGCCCATTACTCCATTAAAAATATATCCATCTGGGTACACAATACGACCAGTAGCAGAATCGACACTTGGCGTACCAGATCCACTAGCCCCTGCACCAGGGATTCTTACTTTTATTCCTCTGATCCTATATTTTCTTGCTGGTATAGCACTAAATAATTGAGAATCTAATCTTATTGAATTGTACGCACTATTGTCATAAGTAAATGCTTCATCAATAATTTCTGTAAAACTTGTAAATTGAAAAGAATCTATAAGAGATGTATCTGGACTATCTGGTGTTACTCTTATTACACGAATATCAACAGGAAAAGCTCCCGTTACATTTATCCGATAATCTTTTTGATAAGCGTCAGCAGTTCTACCTGTAATAGTGTCAATTATTTTATCAGTAAATCCACCAGAATTATATTGAACAGCAATTTTCAAAGTTACACTTGATCCTAACAAATCACCCTCATTTGTTGCTTTCTGTATTTGTGGAAAAGTTACAGATACCTTTATTGCATCTACATCTGTATTTGTAATCTGTCTTGTAACAGGAGTGCTTGCTGTAACTTCAACTCCTACAGGTATTGTTGATTGGCTACTTTCTATACCAGGTATTTTTGTCTGACTACTTGTACCAAAACGAGAATTAAATGTAATATTTTGATGATTAAAATCGCTTGCTCCTGGATTTGCCGAGTTTGCTGTTGCTTTTAAAACAGGAGTATCGTTAAGAAAAACATCCTTTAAATATGCGTTAACATAGGCAGTTGAAGTGCGATCTGTTATACCTTCCTTTGAAGCAGTTGCAGAACCTTCAATCTCACCTTCTGAGATTAGGTCAAGAAAAGTTGCAAACTGTTTGCTGTGTAAAGTATCAGGAGTTCTAGTTGGTTGTCTTGGGGGAGGAGGTGAACGTCTACGACCACCAGCACCACTTATAGGTTTGTTGAATTTTGTCATGCTTGTACCTGTTCAGTATCTACA